GAAAAAGATAAAAGACTATGGATATAAGAAAAAGAAGTTACCACTCGCTCTCAGAGGAGATAGTAACTGCCGGCCACGAAGCCGGGATGTCGCGCAGGTTTGACGGGCGCGGGAACGTCATGCTGCCATTGCCCAGCAACTACATGATCCCACCGCTTGGGTGAATCATGGTAGTGCCAGTACTCTGGTTGGTTGGCATGTGTGTACGTTTCCGGCTTGAACGGGTCCTGTGCAGAACCGTCGCCTTGCCATTGCTTCACACCGGGCTTGGGCTTGGACTGCGGGCTCGGGGGGCGGAAGCTTGGTGTCGGGCCTGCCGGGGTAGAAGGGCCGGCCTGCGGCTTTGAGGGCGGAGGACTAGCCGGCGCGCTCATTGGCGGACTGGTGTGAGCCGTGAGGGCAACTAAGCTGCGACCACCGTCGTGCTCGAGCCCACAGCGTTTCCCGAGCCGGAGGTCGACAGTTGGACCACGGCGGAGAAGTTGAACGTGCGGTCTTTAGCTGCATCGACGTCCGTTTCGACGCCCACCAGGAGCGAGGCACGGGGAAGGTTTTCAACGGACTCGCCGCGGACTTTGTAGGAAAAAGAAGAGCTCAGCTCCGGGGTCAATCTGATCTTCCGTTGGCTGGCATGGAAGACATCAAAACTGCGGCCAGGCAGAAACGAGAATACATTCACATCCGTCGGCGCCGTGGCGTCATGACGAACCATCGCGCAGTAAAACGCGACACTGTCAGAGCCGCGGGCCAGCACATCCAGCGAGATGCCGGTTACGTGACCCTCCTGGGCGAAACCTAGGGCCGCTTGTATGTGCGAGCTCGATATCAGGCTCGCGACGCCTGCAGCACTGCTTTGTCCCTTGGGCAGCGTGAGCGTAATCAGGAACGTTGCCGAACCCTCCACCACGTACACGCAATTGTTGGTCGTCGTCGGAGCGCTCATTGTCAGTGTTGTCAGTAAGAAATCGAACAACTGCGTGGAAAATGTAAGACGCATCCTGAAAAAGGCCATGCATACTCCAGTGCTGAGCTTGCTTGTGGCTCATGGCCATGTCTTTCGTGATGAGGTTCGTAATGTCGGTGCGATGGGTCACACTGAAGTGTTTGACGAGTCCAGGCCTCGATGCGCAGAAGTTCAAAAACCAGCCATGGCATTCAAGCAGCTCCGGGGAAAGCAAATCGTAGATTTGATCGCCCAGGGCGTAGCCGTAGAGGGATTCCATGAAGTAATTGTCGAGCACGTCCGCCAAGCCAGGGCGGCCCGCTCGTGTCGCCGTTTTCAACGCAAGAGTCAAAGGATCCCTGACAATGCCTTCCGGGTAGTGCAGCCAGCCGCAGCACTCTGGTAGGTCGGTGATGAACGTCTTCCCCACGAGAGTGAAGAACCTCTCCAGCCTCGCGAAGTCGGGATTGTCCGCAGGCACACCGAAGACCAGCGAATCATCGCCGCCAAGCATCAAGCTTAGTAGTGCCATGATATACCTAAGCAGCATGTACGCGAGATTGTACAGGGTGTTGAAGATGTACGTGCCGGGTTCACCAGTGAATCGCATTATCGCGGAATGGCCGTATGTAGTGTTCAGGTCAACCTTCATAAAATGGTAGAAGTCCAAAAACTCCTTCGGGAAACCGAGCCATTCCATCAGCAGCAGTTCGAACCACAAAGCTTCACCAGTGCAGCTTTGATCGTATGCCGTGAAGTCGTTGGTGAGACAGAGACCGCGCTTGGCATGACGACGGGACCACTCCTGAAGCTGAGCAGGCGAGTTGCCACCCATAAGCAGAACTCTGTCCGGCAGAAGTTCGCTCATTATCTCATGGATGTACCGTGTTACCGGGCCAAAGTACTCTAGTACTTGATCCGGGAATAGTGCCAGGGTTTGCCCAGGTTTGACGGCCGCGTAGTCTTCCGCGTTCCACCAGTCCGCACGATACTCATCACCAGTCGCGGTGAGGATCGTCGAACGTTTTTCCTTCCACTGTGCCTTGGTGAAGATGCTAGCGGAGTTGATGTCCTGGTCGGGGCACGTGCGGTCCTTGTTGTTCTCCAGTGTTTCGGTGCTCTTTTCCAATTTCTTGCGGAGGTTCGCATTCCGGGCGCGGTCCATTCGTTCGGGCTCGAGCTTGCGAGTCGCGGGATCCAAACCAGTCTGATCAAACAGGCGTCCCAACAAAACCCGCCCCAGAAACTCGCGTTCACGGGCGTGCTCCAAATTGGCCTCCAGGCTGCGCTGCCTCAGCCTTTTCTTCACAGAGCTGGGCAGCAACGTGGGGTCTGAGGTGTCTTGCTTCGCGAACACAGAATTGGTGAACGGGTCGCCATGCAAGTCTCGAATCTGGTTCGACATCGTGCCTTGATACGTGTATTCCATGGCTTCCTTGCTCGCAGGGGTCTCGAAGAAGCGTGTGCCGAGAAGGTCATGAGGCACCGCTATGTGGGTGCGTGCGACCGGCTCTTCGGGCCGCACCTCGATTGGAAGGTTGAAATCCAGTTCCTCTTCGTCGACGTAGGCCCACAGGGCCTGGTAACCCGGATCC